CGAAGACTTCAACGCATCGGTGTACTTCTCAAACTTCTGTTTAGCAGTCTCAACTGTCTTGGCTGCACCGCCTGTCTTCTTGTCCAGATTGCCGAGCGACGTTGACCAGTCATCTGTTGACTCTTTGGCCTTCGGCAGAACCTTCGTTCCTAATCTGTCGGTCTGTTCAATCAATGGTGAGATCTTGTTGCCGGACAGATTCAATGCCGCACTTGTATTGATTACCGATAGTCGCAGTTTGTCAAAGGTGTCAGTGACTTTGTTCGTTCGGTCAATGAGCATCTGCTCGACTGTGATGATTCCGTCGCCACCTGTGACCGACGAAGCGATCGCTCGCAGAACATCAATGAACGCAAACGCTGGTTTGAAGAAGTTGACGATTGCTTGTTCAAACTCAATTACCGAAAGAATCATTCCTTCAATGGCGTTGATGACTGTGAACGAGACTGGACCCATTGCGGCAGCAAAGTATTTGACTGCACCAGATAGACCTTCTTCTTTGAATCCATCGACTGCGGCTTTCAACGCTGGGATGATTCGCTTCTGCAAGAACTCTACGATCTTCTCAAATGCTGGCAGAAGCAAGAAGCCAACTGTCTCCACTACTTCGCCGAAGGATGTTTTCAATATCTTTACTCGTCCAGCGAATGTGTCGGCTGCGGTTGCGGCTGCACCGCCGAACTGTTGTTCCAAAGTGAGAAGCGCAGCACCGAAGTCTTTGCTCTTTTTTGTGTTCTCGTCAAGTGGGATGCCGAGTCGAGTAAGTGCGGAAATGTTTCCTGTCGCAGCACGACCGAGGCCAAGAGTGACGGCTTCCAAATCGCGCCCAGTGGCTGCGCTTATGTCAAGTGCAAGTGCGAACAGACGCTGAGATTTTTCTAGATCACCTGTGGCGCGGGCAAGGTTCCCGAACGCTGGTCGAAGTTCATCGTCGGCGATACCTGTCGCCAACATCGCCTGCTCAATAAATGCTTCGGTTGCTTGCACCTGTGCGGTTGTCGCACCGGCTGAACGAATCAACTGTGCTTCAAGACTTTTTTGTGATGCTTCGTCGGCGGCTGCTGCTGCGACTGCTGCTGTCGCTGCACCTGCGACTGCGGTCAATGCACCGAGCGCAATGAACGCACCCTTCTTTACGAAGTCAAATGCCTTGCCAAGTCCAGCACCGATTGACTGAACCTTCTCTATCGACTGTTGTCCTTCACGGGCAAGATTCTTGAACGCCGTGATAGCACCGTCGGCGTTGCCGAGAATCTTTACAACGAATGTGCGCTCACCTGCCATGGTGAACGCAATTCTACTCAGTTAGCAGTCATCCGTTTACGCAGGTCAGACCACTCACGTTGCATGTCGCGATGAATCTCTTCTTGTGTCATGCCGTCATACTGCGACAAGTCGACTGGTGCTTCCCACCACTTCGGATCCATTGCGACTCTCGCCCACTTGCCACTCTTAGTTTGACGAGTCGTGCGAATGTTTGGTGTAGAGAATGTGCGTGTCGGTGCAGCGATATCGGTGATCGTCGGGTCAAGGAATCGCCAACCTGAATGATGTGTGCGGAATGGTTGACCAGCTTCGTGCTGTGGCAGATAGAAGATACGGGCAGGATCTTTAGTTGCTGGGTCGCCTTTGAGACGAAGACGTTCATGTGTCTCGTGCCAGACTTCTTCCCAATTCTGTACTGGCACAGCCTGCTCAAACGGGACGACGATGTGCCAGTGTGGATCGTTGTCACGATGTGACCAGGTTGTGTAGGCGAAGTGTATATACGATCCGAGATCAGCATTCTCAAATGCTTCACCGTCAAGGTCGGCGACTAATGCCCAGATGTGAGACACGTTGCGGTTGCCACGAGTCGTGTGTTCACGGTAGGTGACTGGCGAGTACAGCGAACCGTCAAACTTGTTTGCTCGTTCTTGATGGTTGCCGAGCATGGATGCAAACTCCATCCATGATTCGGCGATGGTCTTTGGGTAGATGGACTTGACCGATGGGAACCCGACGACTTCAAACATTGTGCAGAACCTCCGACTATCAGGATAGCGAATCCTCAGCCGAATGCAAGTATCAGCCGATGCCTAGTTCCTTGACCACACGGTCCATGCCATCTAGGTATTCTTTGGCGATTGCGTTCTTGCGCTTGCGGACGGTCGGCCAGAAGAAGTATCCCGACTGCCCTCGATGTCTCAAGAATTGCTTTGTCTTAGGTGTCGCACCACCACCGAACTCCGCACCGAAGAACACATCGGCACGAGTCACTTTTGTTTTGCGTTTACTATTCGGACGAGACTTTGACACGAACGATTCTTTGCCACGCAGTTTGATTGTCGGGATTCGTTCGTTGCTTGCGCGTAAACCTTTGGCAACTTGTATTGCTTGACTGGCTCGACTGACCGTGCCTGCTTCGATTCTGACTTTGGCTTCTAAGTCTCTTGCGATTGTGTAGGCAACCTTGCGCATCTCTTTGTTGAACTGCGGAGATGCCTTCGAGAACTTGCGTAAAGTTTCAAACAAGTCTTTAACAATTACGGTGTTGCCACCAGGTACAACGCTGAATCCTAGATTTTTACCATTGACCATGCCGCTTCCACGACCAATGGTTGAACCGCTGTCACCTGGCAGGCTTGGGAATGCTGAGAAGGCCATCGCTAGATCCTTTGGTTGGGATTCATCTTGACACTCTTCCAGCGCAGATATCCGAGCATCGTGTACAGCATTCTAGGTGACTCTTGCAGAAGTAAAGATGGAGCGATGTGAGTCTCACACGCTAAGTATGCGATCAGCCAGTGGGCTGAGGATTCTCCAAAGGGACGATCACCGCAGAGTCGGTTCCAACCTCCACGCTCTCAACTGTTTCAATCCATTCTTCAAACTTCATTGCGGTCTTCTTCGTTCGTTTCTGCGAATGCCAAGCCAACCAGGCAAGGTCGGTCAACTTCAGTTCTGTTTGAAAGTTTGCGACGGAACGATTCTTCTCTGTTTCGAATGCGATGAAGTCGGCGAACTGTGCGGTCGCTTTCACGGTGACGTTGTCAAGCGTCGTGACTTCTAGGTTGATCTTCATTCTTGCCTCCTGTTATTTGTTAAGAACTATGAGATTGTTTTTGTGATCGTTCCGCTAATTGGCCAGGTTACGTCCGCTGTGTTTAGCTCGCCCACCGCGCCATTTACAGGGCTGAACTCGGTGCACAAAACACTGAAAGTGTAGTGAGGCGAGGCCGTTCCTGCTGCGGCTGTGCCTGCTGGTTTCACAATCATCGTGACAGCGGTAGATCCGATCAATGGCATGATGAGTCCGTCGATGGCGTTGTAGTCGTTGTGCAACGAGAGTGTCACCGAGTTGTCGATCAATCCTGAGACGCGAGTTATTGCGCCACCAGATGAAAAATTAGTTGTTGGTACCTCTGCTGCTGAAGTGCTTAGGGTTACAGCGGCAACGCTCGATGTGATATCCGTACCGTTGAGTGAGACGTTCGTGTTTGTGAGAACTAACTTTGCCATGATTATTTATCTCCTGCCTTGTCGGCCTTGGAAGTTGATTTATCTGCCACCAGAACAATTCGACCCGATGCCAGTAGTGAGTCTAGATGGTCAACTTCGTCGCCATCAATAGTGGCTGGATATTGTTTATCTAGAACGGTGAAGCCTTCGACTACCTGATATTTTGCCATGGGCTAAGCATACACGACGACACGAAAGTCAACCGTCAGATAGGTCGTATCGTTTGCGTCAACGGTTGAGATATTGGATGCCTCTTCGACGATGAGTGTTCTGGCATATCCGCCGAGGGTTGTGTCGGCTTCAATCGCTGCACGAATCCCGCTGTCATAAGACAGGTAGGTGTCCATCAAGTTTTGTGCGGTGCGTTCAGCGGCACGACCAACAATCACACTGACCGTAAAGACATGTGTGACTAAGCCTGCCCGCATCGCACCGTGGTAGGTGATTGATTCAAGTGTCGGCCATGCGATACCGCCGAGCGACGGGTTGACCTGGTCGGGTTGCTGTGCGAATGCGCGAAGATTCGTGATCGTGGCAAGACGTGTCTGGAGTCCTGTTTTGAGTTCGGTGACTGTTGCGGTCATGCGAACATTCGCATTCGGCGATATGGCTCGACAAGTTGTGCGACGTCTGGGTCGAGTGCGCGTGTCACTCGTATCGCACCCAAGTCTCCGAAGCCGGCAACGCCGAGCGGTGAATCGTAACGCTTGAAGATTCTTGACGCCTGAATGATCACAGCTTGTGTGATCGGCTCAGGCACCGATGGCCAGCCGTAGACAGCGGTGAGTTGCACCAATGCTTCTGATCCGAAGTTTGCGTTCAAGGTTGGGAACAGATAGTCGCCGACTGCGCGGATGCGTGTGAACGGGACGGTGAGTCCGTCCAAGATTCCGTTCACTGGTTCTAGTTGCCAATCGCTTGGAGTCCAAGTGACATCAAAGTTGCCGTCCGCGTTGGTTTGTGTTTTAAGTGTGATCGCAGTTCCAGCGATGTCGTCAATCTCGCACACGAATGAATCGGCTGCGGTGAACACTCTCGTCGTCGCAGATCCGTATTTCCAGAACTGTCGGTTCGCATAACCGTCAATCAACCGTGACGCCGCTCCAGCACAGTTGTCAATCAGGTCGTCGTCTTGTGTGTCGGCTGTGCCGATTCGAAGAGCAGCCTTGATCTGGTTGCGTGTCGCATATCCGTTGACGATTGCCATGATCTTCCTATTCTACTTCACAGTCCGAACGAGTGTACTCGGCGATGAACTTGACCATCTCAATATCGGCTTCAACATTTGTATCCGATGAGAGACGGTTCAGTCGAATATCGTTGACCAACACTTGAACACCTGCCGGCTTGAACC